CATGTCTTGAGAAGTAACTATGCATTCTACGGACGGTTCTGGGGCTAAGCCGCTCTTTCGTTTTAAGCTGGTTTGCCCTAGCCACACCGACCTGAGTGCCGCCGCGCCCATATTCCTTGCGAAGCGCAAGACCGCGAGTTGCGTTTGAAGCCATCGCGTCCGTTGGCGTTGTATTTACATCACTTTCAGCCTTGTCATCTTCTTCATCATCATGGTGGGATTTTTCCTTTTCCCGATGACGCATATCATCTGGACTTACGTACCGATCAGGATAATTCCTTTTATCACCTATGAGATCCTCGTATTCACCATGAGTATCGCACGGCATAAATACAAGGGTTCCGTCAACTGTATGCTGATGACTTCCAACACAACCTATTTGTGCGGCGCGATCCGATGCTTCGGCTCTGGTTGTAAAAGTGTCCTTGGCTACTTCACTCTTTTTTTTTATTTCTTCTTCGCCGTAGGCTTGTTTACCTGCTTCTTCTGGGTCTTGCCCTTCGTCTGCCGCCACTTCTGGACCACCCAATGGGAAGAGGTTTGCGGCAATGAAGACTTCGTCACCTCCTGTGATGGGTTCAAGGCCCAATCTTTCACGCGCTTCATTACGTGAGATAATTCCATCTCTAACCGCCGAAGTAACATTTTCATAAACTCTACGCCTCCGCTCTGTCATGGCTGGGATGGCGTCAATATCATATAAAATCGATATATCATCACCAAACGCTGGGGCCAGCCATTCGTTTAAATCGCTTTCAATCCTACGCGCCAAGGGAATAATGGTTTCTTCATAAAGCGCCAGACGCGCTTCTTGAACATTTGCATAGGTTTGAGCGTCTGGAATACCAATAAGCTGAGAAGGAACCCCAAAACAAAGCGCAATATCTTTCGCGGTCATGTTCGCTTGGTTCATAAAATCCATGTCCTTTGGCGACATGCCCATTTCTTTCCATTCAAAATCACCCTCAAGTAGCATGGGGCGACCCGCGTTGTTTACGCCCTTGAAGCGATTTGCCAAATCACTTTGTAACTGCTCGCGCTGGCTATCTGTGAGTAAAAGTCTATTTCCCGCATCGTCTGCTGGCTTGAAAACTATTGCCCCTGATGGTCTGGCACCATTTGCTAACAGCGCAATGTTGTGCTTCGAAACCATGTTGTTCTGGTCAATAGAAAGAGCCGCCGCCGCTAGGGGGGAAAGACCCTGATAATCGTCAAGAGGGTTCCAGAGCTTAAAATGCTTTACCTCTGCGGCTCCCGTTACTGGATCGGCGGGGTAGGTTTTCACTACCTCTTGTCCAAGCTTGTATTTGTAAGACTTTGGGATTGCCGTGCTACTTGGCTCGATTTCAATTCTATCTGGGCGCAGAATATGCAACTCTCTCGGAGCGCCGTTAACATCTGATTGCAGTGCATAAGAGTTTCCAGACAAAAGCAAGTAAGAATAAAGGCTTTGGAAGTACTCAACGCCAGCTTGTAGTGGGTTTGGCCGCGCAAGTAGTGAAATCAAAGGATGTGCCTCAAGCTTTATATCGCCCTGATAAACACAAAAAGGGATTGAAGCTGCCCCGTTAGCGATTTCATTAACGCAACGGTAAACGATTGCGTTTTCTTTATACCCTTCTTGAGCAAAAGTTTTAAAATTATCTTTTTTTGTTCCGCTGTATGTGGGGCCACTGATATGAACCTGTGGCGCTTCCTTACGCTCAAAGGTTTGACCTCTGCCAAATGCAGCCGCAATATTGTCTAAGATGCCCATTAACTTATTCTCCAGACGGGTTGCCCTGTTGACCTGTTTAACTCAGTAAGCGCCCAAACCAAAGCGTCTAATCTATCGGGGGATTTCTTTGACTGCGGAGTGTAGCTAGTCATTTGATCTTCAAGCTCCCTAAATACACCACAATGCGAAACCTTACCCTGCTCATACAGCGCCGCAATGGGCTCTGCCCTTAATATCTTACCCCTCGACGCCCTGACGGGGGTGTAGGGAACACTTCTATCTATAGTTCTTATCACTTTTTCAACCAAATCGCCACCGTTGTTTACTTCCGCAACTATTCTATCTGCCTTCCATTCGTTGAAAGCAGACACCGCCGCTTGCGCCCAAGTGTCAGGTGAACCCCTGAGTGATCTGTCATCTAAAATATAGAACCTCTCGTCAACGCCTCGGCCCGCAACAACGATCCCAGTTTCGTCGCTGTTTTCATTTCCAGTTACCGCAGGATCAATAGCAACAACTATTCTTTTCATCTGGGGTGCATTCTGCTCATCAAGGTTAGCTTGCTCAATAATCCTATGGTTCCAGAGCGCACCCTCAATATCATCTAAAACCTCAGCATATAACTCTTGGCGTCCCAGCCTTGTACCTTCATACTTTTCTTTAAGTTGCTCAAGAGCCGCCGCCGCTAGATTTTCTTGATTTTCAAATGTCGAACCCCTCGTGACAGCCGTTCCCTTTCTTTTCAGCAAATTTTTGATGATCTGGTTTGGCTTTGGCGTTGTTGTTATTACGCATTGAGGATTATCGCCAAGGCGCAACCCAAACATTAACTGATCAAAAGCTTCTGGGTAAACCCAAGCAGCTATCTCATCACACCAAGCGCGATGGAACTGAGGCCCACGTAATCGCTCAGGCTCTGCCGCAGAAAACCCTTGGATTATAGAACCATTAAAAAGTCTGATTTCTTGGGCGCTACTGTTGTAACCTTGACCCCTTCCAGCCAAAAGGCATTCTCTTGGAAGGAATGACAAAATTCCACTCTCACCCCCAAAGGCAACTCGCTTCAAATCACCAAACGTAGGAACAACTACCGCCACCCTTACATTGGGGTTTTTGAGCGCATATAAAGCCGCGTCAGTGCCTCCTGTTCTTGTCTTGCCCCAACCGCGCCCAGCTAAAATTAACCATACTGCCCAGTCTCCTTTGGGCGTGAGCTGGCTATCCCGCGCTGTATCGAGCCAATCACTGTATAGTGACGTTAGCCCCTTGTGACTTTGACGCGGCAAGCTCGTCCAGTTCTTCAATAATTCTTGAGAGACTTGCGGGGATATGTTCATCAGTTGTTACTTTCGTTATCTCACCAGCTTCACCAAGCGCCAGCTTCCCCATCTTTTGGGCCTTCAAACCCGCTTCGGTTAAATCTTTCATTTCTGTGAGGGATAAAAATAATTCCTCAACGCCGTTTTCCTCTGCCTCAAGTGTGGTTCTGACCTTTCGACCTAAGGAACTCAGAACTCCTTGAGCGATAAATAAAGCTTTGCTGTCAAGCCTTTCACCTTGCTTTGCAAACCTCTCAGCCCTGACCCTATTTCGCTCAGAATTGAAAACAGCTTGCCACTGGTTCCTTTGCTGCTGCCAATCTTGGCTTACTGATTTGCGGTAAAGCGTTGCTCTTGAAACGTTGTGTGACTTACACAGTGCATCGACGGTTGGGTATGATCTGACCCCTTCGGCGTCCTCAATACCCTCAACATATTCAAGCCTTAGCTCCTCAAGTTTTTGATCCGTAATTTTTTCAGTCATATTGCTTACCGTTATCAGTTTTTCCCAATCACTGTCTCAATATAGCGATTATAGCAAAAAATACTAGCCTTTGGTCTTGGAGCTCATGTATGCTTGTTTCCATTTTATTTTGAGCGCCGCCTTTTCCTTACCCGCCCAAGGTCCACTTGTTTGAACTTTCTTGTAAACCTGTACAAATTTTGGAAACTTTTCCGCTAGGATTTCCTGTCCACGATTATGTAGCTCAATCGTTCTGTAGGTTTCACATCCACCCTTCGCATTAGTTGCGCTTGGGTTCACTCGGTAGTGATTAAATACAACATTCTGGAAGCCGCGAGTGAGCAGCTGCAAATTTACATAGAAATCTTCTGGCATCAGTTCGTACTGCTCCCCCCAATCTATTTTTGACGGGTCAAACCTCTCACCGTAAAACACGTTGGTATACATTCTTGTGTTGAAGCTTAGTGGCTTAGGGTTCGGTGGCGTGTTGTGGGTTGAAAGGGAGCCGTGAATATACCCACCGTCGAGAACCTTACTGATTTGCTCGAACAAGGTTTGCCAGTTTTTTGGTTGCATCTTTTGAGCTTTAAGCTCCGCGTCCATCCTGACAAATTTTAAGTCATCGTCTAAAACCCAATGCCGCTTTCCCGCGTAATTCTGCGCAATAATTTTTCGAGTTAGGGCAATCCCTTTGGTTCCCGATGGCAAACACTGAACTTCGACGTCTGGGTGCTTTTGTTTGGCCTCATCAAACTCGTGCTCTTGAACCCAAAGGCAAATAAAGTTCCAGTAATCTTTTGGTATTTCTTTATATGTAACTTGCCGATCTAATCTGCCTAGAGTTGGTATAGCAATTTGTATCATTAAGCGTTCAAACCCTTTAAATCTTCCCGTGTTTTAATAATATCAAGCTCCTCACTAGCGGTTC